TTCTACTCTTGAAAAACCTAATGTTCCCATCTCTTTATTTAGTACAATAAATGAACCTTCAATTTCATTTCCAACATGAGTACCACTTTCATAAGATACCCACATATGTAAAGGATATTCTCCGCCAGTATCATACCAAATTTGCAAAGGGATATTCTTATTTAAACTACCATTATCAACTAATTTAATCCAATAAGCACCAGTTAGAAAACCAGCACTATCAACACCACTAATTGCTCTAATATCTTCAAGATTAGTAAGTGCTTCATCACCATCACCAAATCGGATATGTAACACTTTCATACGATGCTGTGGATCATTACTTTTTACAGTAACACTAGCATTATTATTATATTCAGCTCGTAAAGGTTTTTTATCACTACCAATACTAGAACTTAAATTAACTTGAATATCATAAACAGTAAAATAACATTTATAACTTATATTAGTTCCTTGATCTTTAATAATACAAGTTGTAGCATCTGCAACATTCAAATCCTTTGTTGGATAAGTAGTATTAAAATTAACGGTAATAGTATTTGCAACATTTTGACCCTGAGGCAGATTATGAATCCAAATTAATTGCTGATAATTATACCCATTTCTTGTTTTATTACTCTTTGTAACTCCACTAGGAAGTGTACCAGTAACTTCTATTCCCAGTGGTAAATCTATTAATGTTGTACTATTATAAGCATCACTGCTTGTTTTCTTTACTGTGAAAGTAGCACTTGTACCATTTCCAACTGTCCGACTTGATGGATTAAAATTTCCATTAAGTGTAAGTTTTGTTCCAGCATCATTATAATATACTTTCACATACAAGTTTTTCAGTAATATTCTTCCTGGTGTTGTAGCTGTATTTTTTGGATAAGCAATTCTAAGACCAAACTGGTCACTATTAATTTGAGTTCTAGTAACTCCATGAACATAACTTTTTGAAACTTCTAAGTTACTATTAACTGGTCTTTGACCTGTGAAAGTTGCAATACTAGTATTAAGAACTGTTATTCGTGGATTACTAATCTCAGGATAATACCCATTATTAATAAATGTTTGTTGCTGATAACTAATTTCAATTTTTTCAATAACAATATCACTACCAAAATTAAAACCAAAATTAGTAAGGTCTATCGGTGCAGGTTGATTATAAGTACCATTAACACCAGCAATCAAAGGTGAATTTGTACTATCTGGATTTCTACAATAAGCAGTTCCATTACTATTTGCAAGGTCTGCAAGGTTATCCCAACATTTATAATTAGTATCTCCACTACATGATTTTCCAGTTTGTATCCTATTGTTTGTTGGTCTTTTAACAAGTGTTTGAGCAGTTACAACTTCAACAAAGAAATCTTTAATAATTAATTGACCTGGTGTGGTACTACTTTCATTTTTCGGATAAGTTAATTTTATTTTAAAACCGTTTGCTTGTAATTGTGCTTTTGTTACACCATAGAAAGTATGAAATTGTTCTGTTAATGTTGTTGAAACTTTTGTTCCTGTGCTTGTTTCACTGCTACCATTAATCATTGAACAAGTAGCACCACCAAGATCAATAATGTTTCCACCATTCGTGAAAGTTTGTTGTTTGTAATGTACAACAATTCTAGCAACATCAAGATTACTAGGTATACTGCTAAAATCAAAAGTAAACTCTATTGGTGCTGGTGTATGATTAGTTCCATTGCTTGTTGCTATCATATAACTTTGGTATAATGGATTATCGTTAAATGAAAGAGGATATGGACTTTCATAGCTTTCATGTCTACAATAAGCAGTTCCTCCAGCAGTTTTCAAGTTATTCAGATAATCCCATCCTTTATGATGACCCCCATTATAAGGATCAATATTTGTATTACTTGACATTGCAACAGTAGAGGGATAAATCTTTAAACTACTCATAACTTATGCACCTCCATTAAATTGATAAAATCTTCTTATAATTAAAGAAGTAATATAAAAGTTCGTGGAAGAATATTCATAAATATAAGGATAATAATCTCCATTTCCCATTCTCTGATTTTCATTACACAAATGATTATCAAAGTAAGTTTTTATATTACCCTCTTTATCTATTACATATCGTATAATATGTTCGCCACCTATTGTTACATTACTTGGAATCAAATCATATTTTAATAAGGGAAGTGTCGCAGGATTAGTGTGTTCATCAGCTGGAAGTCTAGCTAATCCCATATGACAAGCAAAATTAGTTCGAGTACCAATATTAACTTTTATTTCAACAGTTCTATCCCAAGTAGTATCATTAAAAACATTTTGTTTAAATAAACTAAAATAATAATTTCCTACTTCATAACCTGTTGATGCAGCATAACTGGGTGCTACATGACCATAATTATCTGGATTTGCTTGAACATCACTATGTAACTGTTTAATAATGTTCGTTGTACTTGCAAGATTAATAATAGTATAAGTTATTAAGTTCATTGTTGTAGATGGACTAATACCTTTGTATGTTGTAGTTCCTGCATTGTTTCTTATAACACTAAAATCCTCATATGTTGCTGTTTCCATGAACTTAGTGTGATTTGGAAGTATGTTCCCCATTAACCTAACATTCTGAGGTCTTATTTCTTTTCTAGTCATATAATATTTCACCTCCAATCAATTAGATGTGTCTTCGTAGTTCATTCAATAATTTGTTTTTAGTTCTTTCATCAAATCTCTGGAAAGTTGGACTTGTAACTATTTGTTTAATTACATCTTTACTTTGTATTGTTTCAATAACAATGTTTGCAACTGTTTCTTCATCAATAGTATCTGGTAATCCATCAACTGTGAGATTATAATCAACTTTAATATTACCAGTATTATCAACAATAACAGGTTCTGTATTACTAGTAAGATAATTAAGTATTTCTTTTAAATATAACTCCTCATCTTTTCTGATCTTAGTTTCATCTTTCAACTTACTACTTATTGTATAACTTATATCTTTTTTATTGTTTTGTAATGCACCAGTAAGACTATTTGCACCAGTATCTTCAAATGCTTTTATTGCTTCCATACCTAATCTTGATGCAGATGCTGTTACAATTTTTGTGCTATCTTGATACGATTTAACTATCATATCCACTTGATTATTTACAGCACTTGCAACATAAGCTCCTCCTGTAATACTATTTAGTAAAGCATTTTTAAAGTTATTCAATAAGTCCTTACCTAGCTTAATTATAGCACTTACCAATGCTCCTCTTCTGTTCCAAATTTCATTTTTAATTTTTCCAAGCCACTCACCAAACTTAGATGGTAATTTTCGAACCCATTCAATAAACCCATCAAGCATAGCTTTTGCAGCATCTTTGATCTTTTGAACAAGTATACTTTTAAAACTTGTTATTTTATTATAAGTTTGAACAAGCCAGTTCCAGAACTTTCCTGGTAGTGTTTTCACCCAGTTAATAAAATTTGTTACTGCATTACTTGCAGCTTCTTTGAATTTATTAACTATATTTCCAGCCCATAAAACGAGCTTGTTCCAAGCATCAAGTAACCACATCCAAAACATAGAAGGAAGTTGTGAAATCCAATTAATAAATCCAATAACCGAATTATAACCAGCTAATAAGAACCCTGTCACCATATTAGTAATCCAAGCCCATAATAATAATAAAACATTATTAAACATTAAATTAAGATTGTTTATAATTTCAAGGAACATTTGACCAAAATTAATTACAATATTTACTAAAAGAGTTGTAAATGCTTGACCTAATACTGTGAAAAATCCTAATATATCTCCACTCATAAGCAAACTAAAAGCTTCACCAAGAGTAATAACAAAATTAATTAAATTAGCAATTACATTAACAATAAAACTAATTACTGGAACAAGTATTGATGCAAATACTTCAACAACCATAACAACATGTTCAACAAGAACTAAAAAGACATTTCCTAAAAATTCAATTATAGTACCAAGCCAATCAAATTCATCAGCAGCATTTCCAGTAATTCCAAATACAGCAAGTAAATCTTTTCCAAGTCTACCTAATACTTGCATTAAATGATTAAATGTTGTTATAAGTGGTTGAATTACTTTCTGTAACTTTTCCCATGCAGTTGCAACTACTGTTTTAATAGTATTTCCAACTTTGTTCATAGCATTTCTTACACTTTCATTAGTATTATATAAATATAATAAAACACCTATAACGATAAGAATAGCAGCAGCTATTAACAAATAAGGCCAATAAGCAGCAAGAGTTGCAAAGGCTTCCATTTCATGTAATTCAATAACCATCATAATTACAGGTGCTAAAACACTTAAAACACTAATAAGACCAACAATCCCAACTGCAAGTGCAACGAGAACAGTAGTAAGCATAGGACATTGTTTATGAAGTTCTAAAAATGTACCAAGTACCATATTAATAATCGGTAAAAATATTTCACCTATTTGTCTCCCTACACCTTGAATTGCAAATCTTAATCTTTCCATTTGACCTTCATAACTGTTTAAATACTCTTGCATCTCTGGTTTCGTATCTAATACTTTTTGAAGTGCCATTGTATATCCATCAACATCACTAGAAGCACCACTCCAACCAGCATCAAGTAATTGTTCTTTTGTAATACCGAGATTTCTTTTAAGTAACATGAAGTTTCCATTAAGACCATCATATGCTTTACTCATTATTGTTGCAGCAGTTTCACTATCTTTTCCCATAGCTCTTGCAAGTGTACCAATTTTATTTAATACTGGTGCTGTTGCTTCTAACTGTTGATTAGTAAGGTTATATTTAATTCCTATTTGTTGTACTGCTTGTGCAACTTTTGTAAATCCCATTACTCCTCCACTTGTTGCTTTACTAATAGCATTATTCAAACTTTTAGTTGCTGCTTCACTTCCAGTAATTGCTGTTGTTACTGCATTTAATTTTTGTCTTGCAGCAGCAGCTCCAATAGTGAATTGTGATAAGCTTGTAACACCCACAGCTCCGAAAGCACCAAGAATAGCACTTTGAACACCACTAAGACCTCCAACTACACTTTGCATTCTTTGTCCTACACCTTGTAATTTAGTCTTAAATGTTTCTACTTTTGTTTGTGCTGTTGCAAATGCTGTACTAAGTTTAATTCCTAATGTACTACTATATCCTCCTATCCTATTAATCATGTTTCCAAGTGTACTAACTTTTCCAGTTGTAGTTGTAATCTGACCATTAAGAGTTGCAAGACCAGCAGCACTAATATTAAATCCTCCACCAACATTAGCATTATTATTTAATCCTTTCAACTTACTTTTTATGGTTTCGGTCATGCTAGTCCATTTTTGTTTTATTTTTTCTGCTGCATTCATAAAAGGTCTTGCAAGTCCACTTTCATTAACAGCAGTTCCAACACTACTATTTTTTATTACTTGTTTAATGTTATTGAAAACAGTTGCAACTTTACTTCTTAATCTTTCATATGCTGATCCTATCCTATTTGTTGCATTACTTGCTGTTGTTCCACTTGTATTTGCAATTGTTCCTGTTTGTTTTATTGCTTCATTTGCTTGTTTTACTTTATTTGTTAGCATATCTTTTGCATTAAGAATTACTTGTAAAGTTTCAGTAGTAACCATTTTAATTACTCCCTCCTTTTAAATTTAATATATACCTAAAAAAAATAGGAGGAAACAGGACACATAATTAATAGTGTCTGCTCCTCCTTTTAACTCTTTCAAGTTCTTTTTTACTTTCTTCATCTCCACCAAATAAATCAGCATAAACTTTTAAAACACCATATTCAATAAATAATGCTTGATCCGGTGTTAATTGTTTATAATCTTCATTAAACACATGATATCCCAAAAACTCCATATGTGCATAATGTGAACCCTCTGGTGATTCTACTGCTTTTTTATGTTGTTTTCCGTTTCATTTTGTAAAGCTTGTATAACAGTTTCATCATCTGTTGTAATAATACCATTAACTCTTTTTAGTTCTGCTACAAGTTCTTTGTAAATATTGTATAAATTATCAATATCTTCATCAGATATTTTTTCATCTTTATAAGTGGTTTTTATTAGAAATCTATCTGCTTTATACTGTGAACTTGTTACTCTTTGAATGTTCATATTAGCTTGTTGAGTTGTATTTCTTCCTAGATTTGCTTGTATTGTTCCAAATCCTTCATTAACAATATTATCATATTGTTCTTTTTCTCTAACTGTTAATAGTTTCACTTCTTCTTCAACACCATTAATATTGATTGTTGAAGTTCCTTTTGCTAATTGTTTAATGTTATTAAAACTCATATTATCTTTTCCTCCGGATCAAAAAAAAAAATTTTTATGTTATTTTTTATTTAGTTTTACTTTTAGTTTAATCTAAAATATCTGGACCAACTCTGCCACTTCTAGTAATAACTTTTACATACATACTTGTTCTTTTATTTGTTGTATCATCTGCCATTTTAACAGTTTCTGTATTGAAAGGTTTTAATTTAAGTGTTGCTTCAAGTATATTACTATCTGCTTTGATTGGTTCTATTCTTACTCTACATTTAGGGAATATGAATAAAACATTTTCGTTAGGGTCTACACAGCTTTGAGCTTTTATTGCAACTCTTTTAGTAAACTCTTCACAAGGTTTCGGAGCATTCCACCCACTGTCATTTGGTTCGTATTTATTGTGCATAGCCCCTATTATAAATTCATAATTTCTTCTATTGAACTTTGTTGTTGCTTCAATTTCAATATTACAACTTTCCATCATAGGTTTAAATCCATAGTAAATACTACCAAGACACCTAGCATCATCACCAGTCTGATGATTATTTTCAATAGTAATTTTTAAATCATTAAAACAATTACTATATGCTAATGGGTCATCTTGACTTCCAACTTGGACTGTATAATCATATCCGACAAGTGGAAGAGCTTTCAACATATTGAACTGTGCTTTATAACTTTCTAAGTTAATATCTTTAACTCTTTCAGTTTTATAAATCATACTAAGATCAATCTTAGTTTTATTTAAATTTGCATCCCATTCCATTTTATCAAATATTCCACCGAATATTCTTTTTAAAAGGAAATCCCCACTTGTAAAGTCTGCATTAAAGCATGGTCTTTCCAGCTTATCTCCTATCCATAGTTCATGACAATTAAGAATAGCCCCATCACCAGTTGCAACATCAACATTTTCAGTGAATTTATATAATCCCATTACACCATACAAAATAGTTGGAACACTTTTAGTATGTGCAGAAAGACTTAAATCACCCTCTGGTTCAAAATAACCATTACGATATTCATCTAATCCGTTTCTTACATCTTCATCATCAAAATCTTGCTGGTTCATATCTGGACTGTGACCATCATCATGTATATAAAATTGTGGTTTTTTTCCTTTTAAAGATTGATCTGTTCCGTATGAATCCTCAGGGTCTTCATACACAATTCCACAGTAATTAACCATATTATTCAACCTCCATTATTCTCTTGTTCATTTTTATACCTTGCATAACATTCAAGCCAGTAAATATCAATATTAAAACTTATTGTAAATCCTTTTATTATTACATCATCTTCACGATTTATTGCATCAAGACTTCCATCATTATAACCATCACGAATAGTAAAATAATTAATATATCCATCATTATTATCTTCAAAGATGTAAGGATTATAATTTTTTAATATACTCATAATTGTTTTTGCTTGAAGTTGTATTGCTTTTTTTTCACTTGTTTCTTCATCAACCATATCAACTATTATTGCAACAGTAAAAGGATAAATTAGAGTAGCATAACTGTCTCCTCTTGTGAAATTACTTGTTTCATTATCAATAGACCAATCTTCCTTTTTAACCCATATTTCATAGCTCTGCACCATGCCTTCCGTTCTAAAAGTTTGACAGTAATGATCTATTTCTTCAAGTAATCCATTTTCACAGATTTCGCTTGTTATCCACTCACTAAACTTTTCTGGTATTAGTTGAAGTGGTGTAATCATATCAACATAATAACCTGTCATTTTTTTATTTTCCACCTTTACTATTATTTACAAGACTTGTTCTGAATAAGTTGGGTATCTTTTTACGATATTCCATAAATCCTTTTTCTGCCATGTGCCTTGCTGGTTGTCCTCTACTATTTGTAAAAAATCTTGTTTCACCTTTTATTGTTGCTTTTAAAACTTTTGCATGTTTTGGAAATATACGATGCCTTCCTTCACTTGAAAAAATTCCTGTTCCTTTTTCAACGAACAAAGCATAATTTCTACTATTACTTACTACTAGTTTATTTTTTGTTAGTTTGGGAGTCCAACTTCCTCTTAATTTTCCATAATCAACTGGTGTTTCTTTTTTGATCTTTCCAGTTAATTCTTCACTAGATAATTCTAAGAAAGTTTGTGTAACTTTTTCAGGTTGTCCTTTAAAAGCTTTGTATTCATTAGCTAATTTTATTTCGATTTTCATCGAAAATTCCACTCCCTTTTACTGTTAAAATTCCAAAATTTCTACTTGCTCCTGTTGTTTCACTTTTATAATTATCTAATTCTTTTTTCATTACAGTAGGAAATATTTCACTTGGAACAGTCCGTATAGTCCAATCATTTACTTTTACAACACTATGACTTTTATAAGCACTTGCAAGAGCACACATATTAGCAACAATTCTACTTGAAACATTTTTATATAGATAATATTTTGTACCTTCTTGTTCAATTTCAAGTGGTGATAAAGGATTATTGGTATAATCATTAATTAAAGCACTTGCTTCAAGTATCCACTTATTTAATATTAAGTCTAACTGTTCAAATTCTGTGCTTTTATCCAGACCTAACTTTTTATGGGTCACCCTGCTTATTTCTTTAACATCTTCAACAGTACAATATGCAATTAATGTCATTTTGTTTATAATCCTCCTAAAAAAAAATAATATTTACTAGGAAAAAAATATTAAAAAAAATTAAAAGGTATTTTTTAATATTACCCTTTTAATTTATGGGTTGTTATCAGTTGTTGGTGTTTCATCAGTTGTTGGTGTTTCAATGAGTGCATTATAATCATCTTTTGCAATATTACCAACAACAGCATAATCTGGGATAGAGTATGCAACACCTGTATCAATTGTTTCATAGAAGGTATCACTACTGGTGTCTGCATTTCGTTTTAATTCAATACCTGCTTCACGACCAACAAATAAATTAGTATTTTCTGGTGCAGTAAGTAAAACAGTACTATTTCCACCATAAACTAATTCTTTCATATCTGCACGATTTAATCCAGGTGAAACTTTTACTTGTATGTCATTCCAAGTTAATGGAATATTTGTGCCGATTGTTTGTAAGTATGTGTCATATGCTCTGTTGTTAATTTCATTGTTATAAGCTCTGTGAACATTTGAAGGTACATAAAATACATAATCTTCTGGGTTCTGTGCTTCTTCTGGAAGTGCATAGTATAATGCTTCAAATATTTTACTTGCTTTTGTGGTATCAAAGTCCGTTCCACTTGTTAATTGTTGTCCTGCTTGTTTGAGAAGTCCGTCTTGTCTTCTGTATTGTATATCTACACTATTTGCAGCAGTTGTATTAGACCATATACGAGCAGCATAAACTCCTCTAAATAATTTTTTTCTACTTACTTCTAAAACTTTGTTTACAAGATCATCACCATACACATTTGCTAATCTTTGTCTGTCACTAATTGTTACTTTTCTTCTTTGTGTGTAACATCTTACTTCTCTTGCATCTACATCAAATTCATCATCTGCTGGGTCTTTATCAAAATAAAAGTTTTCAGGTAAATGACCATCTTCTGTATCATAAGTTCCAGCACCTAATTCATAAATGTAACCTTTTCCATGATGTCCTGTGTCATAGTTACAATCCTGGAATATTGGTTCATCTTTTATGAGCTTACTTACAAATGTACTAAATACTGCTGTACTAAGTATTGCTTTGTTAGTGTTTTCTTCACTAAAACTTGCTTTGTATACTTCTTTTGCATATTTATTATTCATTAATGAAAGAAATACTTCGTTTTGATAAGTGTTACTTAATCCTGTTCCTGTAAGGTCTACTTCTTCCATGTTAATTGATTTTGTACTTAATCCGTTTTTTATTGCATCATATATTACATCATTTTCATTTCTTTTAATGGTCATTTTAGTTTCACCTGTTTTTATATTTGCATTTTTTCTACTAGGTTGAGCACTAGGTTCTGCACTTCTTAGAGGTGCTTCGTGTTTTCTTGCTTTTCCTCCTTTTCCTTTTGTTCCTGTTTTATCTTTTTCTTTTTCTGGTTCTTCTTCTTTTACTGGTTCAGTTGCTGGTTCTTTTACTGGTTCTGGTTCTTTTTCTTTTATTGGTTCGGTTTCAAATGGTTCATCGTTTGTAATTGTTGGTTCACCAGCATCATCTATGATTTTCATATCTTCCTCTGTAATATCCGGATTTGTTAATCCTTTGATTGCTTCTAATACTTTGTTATTTGCATCATCTATTTGTGCTGTAATTTCTTCTTTTACTGCACCGATTTTTTCATCAATCATATTAGTTACATCTTCTTTGTTCAAATCTTGTACCTCCTCTTTTTGTTGGTCTGTTGATCTATATTTATTTACTGCATCTTGTATGCTTTCAATAAATGTTTTATTAGCATTATCTTTTTTTTGTTCTTTTTCGTTCATAGTATCACCAATATCTGTTTCTGTTTGTTTTAAACTATTTTTACAGAACTTTGCTTTGTTTACACATGGAAATTTGACAACACTAGTCGTAAGTAGCACAGGGTCTTGTATGTCTCTTATTAATGTTCTTTTACTGCTTATTTTGTTATGTATTTCAACTATTTGTGTTAAATCAATTTCTTGTTTGTTTGCATTTTTAGTGCATAACTTATTGTATACTTGCATTACTTGTTCTGCATCACTTTTTTCACTTACAGTTACACTATAAGCAACAATTTCTTTATCATCAATTTCTTTTATTACTTGTTCATCTGTGATATTACTTTCAAGCCATAATGTTTTAGGTGGAACTGTTACTGTTGCACCTGTTACATCTTCAAATGATAATTCTGTATCATTGTACCATAATCTTTTAGGTGTTCCTATGTTTTGCATGAAGTAAGGTTGTTTTTCATCTGTGAACTGGTGTTGATAATCAATGATGTTATAATCTTTAAATGTTTGTTTTAGATGTTCTATTTTTTTGTTGCTTAATAGTTCTTCCCCAGCATTATAATCACAGTCTGGTGTGTCTGGAACTAATATTGGACCTATTACTGTTCTTTGTGTGATTTTAATCACCTCATAAAAAGTAAATAATATTAGTAATAGTTTATATATATTTAATCATGGAATTAACCATTTGTTACAGGTTTAATCCATTTATTATAAAATGAGCTTAATTAATATGAAAAGGGTGTGGGTGTTGATGGATTTGCACCATCACAAATAATAATATTTGTACTGCTGACCAGTAACAACCCATTTATTTTTTATTGTTTTATTTTTTCAATACGAAACCAATACTTATTTTGTTGAAGTGTTTTAACATAACATAATAACTCTTGCTTATCATAAAATACTGTTTGCAAAGGTTGTTTATTTCCATATGTTAATATATATTTACACATTAAGATCACATTAAATTATTTAGTTTGGATTTGGGAGGAATTGAACCTCCTAGATTTTTAATTATTCAATGTTTAATATTTTTTTTTGTAAAAATAACTTTTATTAAATAAAAAAATAAAAGTATATTAATTATTTTTTTGTTCCTTTCAAATCCAATAATATCTTCTTACAATCCTATTAATTTATTATTGAATATAATACTATTGAACAACTTACCAACAAATTTAATAAAAAAAAGGATTGTAAAAAGATGTATAATCAAAAAATTCATTGGTTATTATTTAAAATTTTTTTTTTTGATAAGTTGTTCTTATTATTGCTGTGGTGGGAATTGAACCCACTATAATTTATTAATTCACAGCCACATAAAAAAAAAGGTAATAGAATAAATTGTTATTATTTAATGTTTGTTGGAAAACTTTCAGTGTGTCGAAGTTCATGTAATAATTGTTTTCTTTCCTGTTTTAGTTGTTCTGCTATTTCTGGATTTGCTTGTTCAATACCACTTCCTAGTATTTCTGTTATCATTTTTAATCTGTATTCATAATATCCATCACTCATAGTTAATCACTTTCTTCTTGCATATAATATTGCTAAGTGTATATTATTACATTCTTTTCTTTCATTGTTTCTTAATAGTATTATAATACTATTATCCTTGTTTAATTTAAACATCTGTTTCATGTTCTTTCACTATTTTAATTATCTCTTTTGTTAAAGTATGTAAATAATCATAACTTGCTGCATACAATATAGAATGCTTTCCACAGTAATAACACACATCACTTTCTTTATGTTTACAATTTCCACAGTGAACATTCTCAAAGAAAGTTTTACATATTTTTTCAATATCATCATATAAATATTCGCTCATACTTACCACCAACTAGCAAGATACTCATCAAGTTCAACAGAAACTTCCGGAATATTTAAACTATCATCAAAAATCATTTCATCTTCAAACCAGCTAGTAGCATTTGGAGGTGGTACAAATCCAGCATCTGGAATAAAAGCAATTTCATCACATCTACAATTTATCCATTCTTCTATTGCACCATCTGTATCTCCTGGGTGTTTTAAACCATTACTATATAATCCACTACCATCTGCAAAAGTTATTTCACCATTTAATTCAATATGGCTGTCTCTTGTTCTTTCATCATCTGTGCTGATCCATTGTATATAATCAACTGATGGATTATTTATTAATCTATTATGATTTGCACTACCTTGTGCTTTTAGTGTTTCTGTTCTTGCAATTCTTTCAGATTCATACCTTGATAATTCATTAAATTGTTCTTGTATTGCTTCCGTTAATTTGTTTATTCCCTCTCCTTGTTCTGCATAAGTTTCTTTTATAATATCATATATTTCCTGTGTAACTCTTTCAAGGGTGCTTTCACTTGCAATAAATATATTATTACTCATATAATCTACAACAGCTTTATCAATTTCAAAGTCAAGTAATTCATATAAACTTATATCACTGGGAGTAAAATTAGTTAAATCGTAGTGTGGTTTTAAATATCGGTCTAAACTGTTTTTTGTGTTTGTATTGTATCTTAATCTTTTTTTAATGTTTTCTTTTAATATCTTGTCGCTTTGATAACTGTAATCCAACCAGTCATCAAGATTTGATTGATCTTTTGTTGCAACATAGTATAATAATGTATTATCTAATGTTTTTTGTGCTACTTTGTTATTTATCTTTGCTTCTACTGTTTCACTTGTATTAATATAATAATCATGTATGTTTTCACTTAAAATATCCAGATATTCCTGTTTATGATCTTTTATAATTTCTTCAACTTGGAACAAATATAATAATTCATTAAAATTATTATCTAATCTTGATATTATTACACTACAAACATTTTCAAACCATTTTTCCAACTGTTTTGTTAAAAGGTTTATATTTTCTTGTTCATCGTTTGATTGCTTCTTTGATATTAGATAATAATCCTTTATTTGCATACTTTTTAGCTTGTAGTATATTTTTCTGCTTTCGTTCATACTTCTTACCAACCTGTAATACTTGTTGCTGTAAGTTGTTCAGATCATCATCAGTGATAATTCCTTTTTCAGCTATTACTTGCAACGGCACTCCATTTATACAATACATGTCAAGTAATTCCTCATCACTATCACTACTAATACCTATTGCTTTACTATATTTATTTTGAAATTCCCTTGCAGTCATAAGACCATTTTTTACTAGATTCATATCACGATTTACATTTTCTGTAATGTTTTGTTCAATGTAATCCAGTAATTTAAATCTTACATTGCTTATATCATTAATGAAAGTTGTATCATTTTCAAATAGTAATAATTTATTAATAGGATTTATAATCTTATTTTGGGTTGGTTTTACTTTATTATCATTATGCTGTAATAATAGACTATCAACAGCATTATTTCCCATTGCACCAGTAACACTTCCCATTATAAGATTATAATCTACACCCATCATTCCACATATATCTTTTGCATCATCTTCTCTTAATCCTCTAAAACTTGCTTCTTTTACATCTGTTGCAAGTGGTGTAATAGTAACTTGAACAGGGTCTTGACCCATACTAGTAGGAAAACTCATTACAATTGCACCATGTCTTCCACCATCTATTATTTCTTGTATCTGTTGTCCTATTTTGTATCGTAATGTTTTTGTTACATCAAAGTTTGGATTAATACTTCCATCAGCAAGATACCTATTATTTTCTTCATCATAGAAAGTACCTGTAATACTTACAACCCATGCAGGCATTCCAAAGTTCACAAAGAAATCAATAATATAATTAAGTCTGCCTAATTCAATTTCAATAATTTGTATTCCTGGTGCAATAAGTGGAACTCCGTATTCATTACACCCTAAATCATAACGGTAATACCATAATACTTCATGTGCATCAATATCTTTTCCAAAGCTTGTATTGCTCCACTTACCAGTAAATCTGTTTAAATATTGTTTTTCACCTTTTTCATAATTCTTACCATAGATCACAAAAAATATATCTTCACCATTAATACTTTGAACAATCCTTTTATCATCAGCACATAATTTAACATTAGTTACATCAAAATGTAATAAATGTTGTAAAGGACTATCAAGTCCATCAGTTCGTACTATTTCAATTCCTGCATGACCATTCGTAAGAAAAGTATATACTGTTTGTTGTATAGTATCCATTATTGGTTCTGGCATTCTATTAAAGAAATCAAGTAATTCATTTTTTGCTTCAATATCTTCATCATCTTCAATACCGGTTCTACTTGTTATGTCAAAACCGTTCTTTACACAGTCATTTGCAACTCTTTCTGCACAGGCACGAAACACCCAGTTATTTCTACTTAAAAAAGTTAAAAAACTACTAGGATATGCTGGAACTTTAAATTGTAATCCATACTTCTTTTCCTGTATCTGTGCACTTTCATTAAAGGTGATACTGCTATCATATAAGCTTTTAAAAGCACTATGATCTTGAATGTATAAGTTATGTTCATTATCACTAGTTACTATAAAACTATCTGCACTCATTTCATTTCTTGTTACTGGTGGTGCATCATCTATATATTCAATTGTTGGTTCTACATCTAATAATTCTGGTATTACTTCTGTCATTATTTTTTAACCTCCATTATAATTAGTATGGTACATACAAATTCCTATTTTGTAGGAAATAGTTTGCACCAGCAGACAAGCTATCAACTATATCATCATGTTTTCCTTTACTACTATTACTTTCTTCACCATCAAAATGAGTTAATTCATTTATTATTGTATGTATCCAATCATTATTTTGATTTGGATATGTAACAAATTTAAGTCTACCTTCACTTGCTAATGTTTGCAGTTCAACACTACTAAAAAGTTTGTTTCCTTCTGCTGTACCATACTGTATATCATATTTCCTCATTTCCTGTTGCAATGCTTGTAAGAACATAACACTCATACTTCCAGGTTCTTGTAAAATAAATGTACCTTTATCCGTACCAGCAGAAATAATACTACTTCTTATTATATTTACTACATCTATCGCTTTTCTTTTTCCTCTTACCATATTAAATATATATAATGTTTCATTATTCCAGTAATCATAACCTTGCATTATACCAGCAAAGTAATCCCCATTTTTACTTTTCTTACTTGTTGCAGCAGTATCCCAGAACCTGAGCATTGGAACAGGGGGAACATTAGTATAATCAACGGTACAATTAAGTTCATGTTTTTCATCGTAAAACATTTCATCAGTAAATAGGAAATCTTTAAATTCTTGTGGGTCTCCTTGCATAATGGTTCTAAATCTGTATTCTCCCATCATCTTTTTATCATTTAAAAGGTCTTCACTACTTTTATGTGCACTCCATAATGCTTCACCTTTTTTACGGTGTAAAATATCTGTTTCTGGATTTTCACATAATGCAGGGAAATTAAGATTAACTATTGTATTTGTTGGGATTGTTTCCCTTTCTTCTATTTTCTGCATTGCTTCAAGACCATTTAATACTGGATATTTTTCTTGTAATATACCTTGTAAATCTCTTTTATTAAGTCTTTGAGCAACAACAATAAGAATAGGATTTCTATTAATATCATTTTTTCTTAATCTTGTATTAACACTTCCAACATACCAATCATCAAGGTTTTCTTGCATTAAAGCACTTGCAGCATCTTTCAATTCTTTTATAGGATCATCAATAATAATTAGATTTGCTGGATTTCCCATAATACTTCCATGACTTCCAGTTGCAAGTAATTCTCCATTATGTGGATATTCGAACATGAAATTTGTTTTGCTGTGTTGGTCTTGTGCTAATCGTGGTTTGAACATTGTTTCTTGTCCGAACCTGTTTATAATGTTTCTTAATCTTAATCCATATTTTGTTGCTCTTTGCTGACTGTAAGCTGTTACAATAACTTTATCATCGGGATTATTACACATATAAAGACTTGCAAAAGCTTCTATTGTAAGCATTGTTTTTCCATGTTGTGGAGGAGCACTTATAAGTATTTTACTAACTTTTCCAGCTAGTGCATAATGTAACATTTTAAATAATGGTTTCTGCCACTTTAAAGGTTTCAACATTCCATAATTAATATGTAAATACCAACTTATAAGGTTATTATCAAATATTAATGGTTTATTCTGTTTCATAATTATCAAAGAAGTAATCTATTGTTTTAAGTTCACCATCAAGATATTCTTCATTGCTGGTGTATGGGTTGTGATGTGTTTGAAGTCTTTCTTTAATGTCTTTCCAATCTGCTACAAATCCAGTAACTGTATTAATAGTTAATGTTCCTGTATCATGCAAAGTTTCAAGAGATTTATACAAGTAACCAAGTTGAATATTAATATTACTTAATTCTTTGAAGTTACTGTTTATAGTTCCATCTGCATTACTAATATTTAAACTGTGCATATTCATAGTATTTTTTACTATTATGTTTTGTAGTGCATCAAGAACATTATTCAAATTATTGATCCTTTTACTTTTTCTTTCAATTTGTCTTATGTTAAATTCATTTACTTTATCATCTATTGTTATGCTTTTTTCATAGTATTTGTCTAATCTGTGTTTTTCCCATTCAAAATTGTTAATCCATTCTATAATGGTTTGAACACTTATTACTCTGCTAAAAGGAAAGGTTTCACCCTTTTGTTCAAGTTCTTGTTTATTTTTTATTATTTGTTTTCTTACTGCTGCACCAGTTCTTTTAGCACCATATGGGAAGTGAACAATAGCCGTTCACATAATAATAATGTTGTTCATCTGTTTCATATTTCCCAGTAACCTTGTTAATATTATATTTTTCTTTTGGGTCTATGATTTTTAATTCATTTGTCATTACACCACCTCCCATAAAGTTTTTTAAAGTTTTTTAAAGTTTTTAGGATAGTTTTATGTATGTTTAATTATAAAAATAGGTTATTATTGATTGGTGGTTATTTTATTCAATGTTTTCTGTTTGTTTAAATGTTAGGTTACAACAATCATTGGAATTATAATTTATGTAATCTTGGAAATAATAGTGAACTAAAATTATTTTTATCAAATCCATTTTTAATCATTAATCCACTTTTCCTATTGTTTATTTTTTAAAACCTATATATCCTGTAAAGTTCATATTTTTCCAGAAGATATTTACAGAAGTATATCCCACACTTTCTAACAGGTTTATATTAAATTCATCAGTTACTGGTATTAACTGCCTTGTTAATTTATTTTTTTTATTTTTATTTTCTTTGTTACTGTATCCATTGTTTTCTTTATATGTATAATATGATTCTGTAAATAAAGTTTCTATTTGTGGATTGTTATTAATTACTTTTTCAACTAGAATAATTATTCCACCTTTACTTTGTGAAGTATATACTTGTTCTAATAATTTATACCTTTCTTCTGTTGGCATAAATTGTAATGTAAATATAGACAAAGCATAATCAATATTATTATATTCTGTAAGATCAAATTCTGTTAAATCTTTATTAATTAATATTATCCCATTAAGATATTGTGTTCTGTTTCTTGCTTGATGTATCATTGGTGCACTTTTATCTATTCCTATTAATTGACATTGTGGAATAATTTCGTACAAAGGTAGTGAACTTGTTAATGTTCCACAGCCTAAGTCCAATACTCTTTTTGGTCCTCCTTTTTTTTCAGCAGACTTTTTTAAAAGAGTAATATATGTTTTACACATTTCCTGGTAGCTAGGTATGCTTCTATTTAACATTTCATCAAATACTTTTGAAACTTCTTCATTAAATTCCCATGATTCTGGCATAGTATCTGTAATATTTATATCTTCCATTTAATTATACTCCTTCTAATGTTTGTTTTATTTTTGTTGCTAGTGCTTCCATCATTCGTGGGGGTACACTTCTTGCAATTCTCTCCCATTGTTTTTGGTAAGTTCCACTTAATCTGTAATCATCTGGGAATGTTTGTAATCTTTTAGCTTCTGGAATACTAACAGGTCTTGGATAATATTCGTGGAATAATGGTGACCCTACAATTAATGTAGGGGATACTTTATGTTCTTGACAAATATTATATGTGAAATAACTATTTTTATTATATAATTTTTTACATGCAGTTCCTAAATTATCCAATTTATGTCTTTGTGCATATTTTAATAAAGTATATGCTTTTGTTTTAGGATTAATATTTAATTCTTCATGAACATATTTCTTATAAAAGGGTATTGCTTGTTTTACTGTTATAATATTGTTATTTGGGTCTGGTGCATTAGGAACAATATTTAAATCATTTCTTGTTCCTATAAAAAATAATCTTTTTCTTTTCTGAGGAACATTATAAAACATACTATTTAGAATATATGCTTTTACAGTATATCCACAATTCGCAAGGTGACTATAAATTGTATTAAAATATGTTTTATTTTGTTTATGTCCTAATGCATCAACATTTTCTGTAATAAACATTTTTGGTTTTAATCCTTTTAGTAACCGAGCATATTCAATAAATAAATCATCGACTCTTTGTTTGGTATCACTATACTTTTTAACCTTTCCCCAGCATTTATCCCCTTTTCCAGCTATACTAAATGCAGCACAGGGTGGACTTCCTTCAAATAAATCTAGTTCCCCCTGTTTAAGATTACATTTATTCAATATTTCTTTATAATTTATTGTTCTAATATCTCTTTTATCAAGAATGGTGTTTTTATGGTTCATTTTATAAACTTCTTGTGCAGCTGGAATAAATTCATTTGCCCATAAAACATTAAACCCAGCAAGTTTTAAACCCATACAAGAACCACCAGCACCACTAAAAGTAGAAACAGCATTGAAACCATTTGTACCTTCCATCTTTTCAATATCTTTTAAATAATATTCATACATATTAATCATTATATTTTTTGTAGTAATCTCTTACAAGGTCCATTGTTCTTTTTCTATTCTTAAAATTAAATTCTTTATCATCTAATAATGTTATAAATACTTCTGGTATTCTTGCATTTAATTGTAGGTTACTATGTATTCTCCGTCCAGTTTTTTTAAAATAGTTATTATAATTTTGTATGATTAAATATTTTTGATAAGGTTTATTAATTTCCTCCCAATTAAACTGTAAAAAATATTTTTGAATTAATGGGTGTACATACGGACTTATTAATATTTTATTATATTCTT